GACCAGATATGTACGGTCTTGTCATCGTCCGTGGCCTCCTCGGTGAGAGCGGCGCATAATCTAGCGTATTAGATTAAGAAGCCCCCGGCTAGCAATAGTCGGGGGTTTTCTTTTGTTTGTTACTATTTACAATGATAAGGAGTATTTATTGAATGGCTCTTCCTACTTTATTGCCTGCTAGCACGTTAAGCGCAGTTGTTCTTCCAGTTACAGGAAGTCCATCGGAGGTAGCACAGTATTTACCATTTGCAGTATACTCTGGCTCCGCTTCGTTCTTATCTGGTGCTTCTGATCAAGTAGCTTATGTTTATAAGAAGTTAGGTGGTGATGTATTAGATATTGAGTTAACTGTTGGAAACGTTTATGCTGCATATGAAGAAGCAGTATTAGAATACTCTTATCTTATCAATCTTCATCAATCACAAAATGCTTTACCAACATTGTTAGGCAAAACAACAGGAACGTTTGATCATACTGGTGAGTTAACAAATGATATTGGTGGAAGAGCAGAGCTATCTTATCCTAAATATAATCTAGATTATTTGAGACATTTTGGTGATGCATTTGCTACCGAAGCTGGTATTGGTATGAACTCTTCAATATACTCAGCTTCAATACCAATAATAGATGAAGTTCAAGACTATGACATACAAGCTATTATACAATCTGCAAGTGCTAATAATATTGATCCTGCCAGCGGTGGGCCAGTTGCTTTTTCTGGTTCATTAGCTGGAAAGAAAATAACAGTAAGAAGATTCTATTATAAAACTCCTGCTTCAATGTGGAGATTCTTTGGCTACTATGGTGGTCTTAATGTAATTGGTAATCTTTCATCTTATGGTCAATATGCTGACGATAGCACGTTTGAAGTTATACCAAGTTGGCACAATAAACTACAAGCAATGGCTTATGAGACTTCAATCTATACAAGAAATTCTCACTATTCATTTGAGATCATAAACAACAAACTAAGAATATTTCCTGTTCCAAACTCATTTACTCCAAGATACTTTTGGATTGATTTTAGCGTAGAAGAAGATGGTTGGAAGCAAAGCAACAATGATGCTGGCACCAATCAATCTGCTGGTATTAATAACATGAATACACTTCCATTCGCAAACTTACCATATGAGAATATTAACTCTATTGGTAAGCAATGGATTAGAAGATTCTGCTTGGCTCTTTGCAAAGAGATACTAGGACAAATACGTTCTAAGTTTGCAACTATACCAATTCCCGGTGAATCTGTTACTCTTAATGGTTCTGCTTTGATTGCAGAGGGCAAAGAACAACAAGAGAAGTTGAGAGAAGAACTGAAAACAATGCTTGATAAAATCACTTATAGTAAGCTTGCCGAACAAACAGCCAATGATTCAGAAAATCTTCAAAAGATTGAATCTAAGGTTCCATTCAATATATTTGTAGGATAATATGGAAAAGAAAGAAATACAATACGATCCATCAACAATCGAAACCATTGACGCAGCATTCTATGATTGGTTAACAAAAGATTTAGATCTTTTCTCAACTACAAATGAAGGATGGAAAAGAACACCAGTTGTTTGGTTGTCAGCTGAAAGAGCATATCAATTAAAATCAGATAAAGATATAAGAGATAGTTCTGGCTTAATAAAACTTCCTCTTATAACTGTTCAACGGTCTTCTATTGTAAAAGATCCTAATAGAACTGGTACAATGCCAGCTAACTTACGTCCAGTAAACGATGAAAAAGGTGGAACAATTACTGTTACTACTACAATTAATCAAACCAAAACATCAAATTTTAAAACAGCAGATGCTAGGAAATCACAAGTTGGTGATCGCAATAATGCTACTACTGTCCGTGATAATAGAGTTTATCCGCTTTATGATAATAGAACTAGAGAACAAAGATCAAATAAAATTGTATATCAAACAGTAACAATACCAATTCCTATATATGTTGTCGTATCTTACCAAGTAAACGTTAGAACTGATTATCAGCAACAATTAAATGAATTGACACAACCATTCTTTACAAATAATGGAAACACAAGATATTTTCAACTTCAACGTGAAGGACATAAGTATGATGCTTTCATAAAGGGAGATTTTGCATTTAATAATAATGCTAACAATCTAGCAGAAGAAAGAAAGACTTATGGTGCTACAATAACTGTTGAGGTTAATGGATATCTTATTGGTCAAGATAAAAATCAACAAAATCCTAAAGTTGTCATAAGAGAGAATGCAGTTGAAGTTAAAATACCAAGAGAAAGAGTTATCTATGGAGACATACCAGATTTCTTATCAACAAGTAAAAACAAAACATATTACAACGATTAGGGCCGTTTCAGATAGATAATACTATTTATTAATGATTATTTAAATCATCAAGCAGGAGTTTAAGCAATATGGCAGCTTCATCATTCAGATTCGTATCTCCCGGTGTTTTCGTTAATGAGATCGATAATTCACAATTACCAGCAGTATCAAATCAAGTCGGTCCAACGATTATTGGTAGATTTGAAAAAGGACCAGCAATGCGTCCAGTATACATTACTTCACGTTCACAATTTTTAGAAGTATTTGGTAAACCAATACCCGGCAATTCTGGTGATGATGTATGGCGTGATGGTAACTATGTAGGCCCAACATATGCAGCATACGCAGCGCAAGCTTGGCTTCGTAACACACCAGCTTTAAATGTAATTCGTTTACTTGGAACTCAACACGAACAGGCAACTGATGCTGGTAAGGCTGGCTGGGAAACAACAAATGCCGTTGGTACAACTGACGCTGCTGGTGGTGCATATGGTCTATTCATTATGCCATCTGCTTCATCGCCAACAACTGCCGTAACTGGTACTCTTGCTGCTGTATTCTACCTGCAACAAGGTTCAGTAGTTCTTACTGGTACAGTAGCCGGTGGTTCTGAATTATCTGGTACAAACGTTGTTATTCAATCAACCAATCCATATGGTGAATTTAGAGCAGTTGTAACAGGCCCAAGTAGCACTTATACTTCTAACTTCAACTTCAATCCAGATTCTGATAAGTACATTAGAAAAGTATTTAATACTAATCCAATTCTTACTAATAGTGATATTACAACAACCAATAACCTTGAACACTATTGGGTTGGTGAAACTTTTGAAAGAAGCGTAGAAGAAGTATTCTCAGTTGGTGGTTATGATTTAGCTACTGCTAATACTCATGCTTTTATAGCTCCTCTTGTTGCTACTTCTAATGCCCAATTATCACTTCATAAATTCCGCGCTGCTGCACGCCCAGCAAAAACTGGTTGGATTATAGGTCAAGACCTTACAAACAACACTGGCTCTTTCGTACCATCAGCACAACAAAAACTATTCCGTGTTGTTACACTAGATAGCGGTGAGTACGAACAAAAGAACTACAAGATTTCAATTTCTGAAGTTAAAGCACCAGTTAATGATTATGAGAGCTACGGTACATTTACTCTTGATGTACGTCTTGCAAGTGATAAAGATAACCGTCCAGTATTCCTTGAAAGATTTGCAAACGTAAATCTCAATCCAGCTTCACCAGACTACATCGCTCGTCGTGTTGGTGATAAGTTTGTTGATTGGGATGAAACAGAAAAGAGATTAAAAGAATACGGTACATACACAAATGTTTCTAAATACATCCGTATTGAAATGGTTGACGATGTAGATGCCGGTAACGTTGATCCAACATACCTGCCATTCGGCTTCTTTGGTCCTCCACGCTTTAAGAGCTTTGCAATTTCAAGTTCTGTAACTGGTGTTAGTGCTTCACAAGCCCCAGCAGCACCAGTTACATATGGAAAAGTAAGAACACCAGATGCAAGCAAGTTCCTTGTATGTTCTGCTAGCATTACAGCTTCAATTGTATTCCCAAGTATTCCATTACGTGTTTCAGCTTCTGATGGTGGATTAACAGATCCAACACAAGCTTACTTTGGTATTACAACAGGACAAAAGGTTGCCAAAACAATATTTGATTCAACCTATCTAGATCTTACAAGAGCAGCACCAAGCGCAGTTGCAGATGATGGTTATGATTGGGGTACAGAGGCTTATGGTGAGTGGTCATTTGTATTTTCACTAGATGATGTATCCGGTTCAGCAACCGGTGGAACTGGTGCTGTATATAATGCTGGTTCACGCGCTCTTGGCACTTCTATAACCGCTGTAGCCTCTACTGGTTCTGGTGCAACCGCTGGATACAGAGCAATCCTCTCTGCTGGCTATGATTCTTTCACAATGCCATTATACAATGGTTTCGATGGTTTCGATGTAACTGAATCAGAGCCATTAAGAAATACATCAATTACATCAACAAGTGAGAGAGAAGATCATGTTTATTACACATATAAGCGTGCAATCGATACAGTAGCCGATCCAGAGACTTTAGTAACTGACATAGTTGCTATTCCCGGTCTTACTAATACAGATTTAACAAATCATCTTGTTGCAACTTGTGAAACAAGAGCAGATGCATTAGCTATTATTGATCTTCCAAATGTCTACAAACCAGAATCAGAAGGTACAGTAGCAACCAAAACTGGAAGATACACTGGTAACGTAACACAAGCTGCACAAGGCATCAAAGACAGAGGTATTAATTCAAGCTACGGTGCTACCTACTATCCTTGGGTACAAGTTAGAGCCGACAACAATAGAGCAATCTTTGTACCACCTTCCGTAGTAGCTTTGGGTGCTATATCATATGGTCAATCAACACAAGAGCTTTGGTTCGCACCAGCTGGTTTCACCAGAGGTGGTTTATCAGAAGGACGTGGTGGTATTCCAGTTCTAGGCGTAACACAAAAGCTTTCATCAAAAGAAAGAGATACACTATACGAAGCTAACATTAATCCAATAGCTTACTTCCCAGCAGAAGGTGTTGTAATCTATGGACAAAAGACTTTACAAGTTACACCATCTGCTCTTGATAGAATCAATGTTCGTAGAATGATGATCTTCGTCAAGCGTGAGATATCAAGAATAGCTGCAAGACTTATATTCGATCAAAACGTAGAAGCAACTTGGAATCGTTTCCTTGGTCAAGTAAATCCATTCCTTGGTTCTGTTCAATCAAGATTAGGCTTGACTGATTATCGTGTAATACTTGATAAGACAACTACAACACCAGACTTGATTGATAGAAACATCTTATATGCTAAGATTTTCTTGAAGCCAGCAAGAGCAATCGAGTTTATTGCAATTGATTTCACAATCACAGATTCTGGTGCATCATTTAACGATTAATACTATTTAATATATAAAAGGTTGGAGGAATATAAATGGCATTCTGGAACGAGGCTTCATTAGAGCCAAAAAGAAAGTTTAAGTTTTTGATTGATTTTGGTCTTGCAAATGAAGGTTTGCCAAGCTTCATCGCTAAAAAATGTGATAAGCCATCGTTTGAAATATCAGAAACCTCTCATGACTTTTTGGGACATAAATTTTACTATCCCGGTAAAGTTACATGGAAGACAATTACAGCTACTGTTATAGATCCAGCCGGTTTTGGCGCAAAGGGTGATGGTATTTCAAATACAATTCAAGCACCACCAGTTGATGTTGCAAGAAATGTGTATAAACTTTTATTACGTTCTGGCTATCAATCTCCAAAAAATGCTGCAACAGCCGTTGGTTCTGGTGGAAACGTTGCTTTATTAGAGACTTTATCAAAATCAAAAGCAACGACGCCATTTAATCAAATTAAAATTAAACAAGTAAATGATCTCGGTGAAGCAGTAGAAACTTGGACATTAAACAATGCTTGGATAAAAGATATAAATCTTGGTAATCTTGATTATGCAGCAGATGAAATTAATGAAATTACATTTACATTTCGTTATGATTGGGCAGATTTACAAGCTGGTGTATTTGATTCGAATGTTACCAATCCAAATACAGATATTCCTTAATATTATGGAGTAATTAATGTTTTGGGTACAAAATTCTGATAAAAATGAACCAATATTAAAAAGTAGGTTTTT